CCCGAAAGCGAACCTCCACTGGCTAGAGTAGGAGTCCAAGTGCCTTCTTCATAATCGTCCAAAGTATTAGCTGCACCAGTTCCACCGATTGCAACACCAGCACTTGCAGTAATAAGTCCAGTTGATGTGAATGTTCCACTTGCAGATAGGGTTGCACCACTAAGTGCTCCACTTGCAGTGATGTTTGTTCCACTAATTGTTCCAGCGCCAGCAATATTATTACTTACAGTAATATTACCAGAACCAGTTCTTGTTGCAAGTTCATCCACTCTTACTTTTGACATATTATTCTTCCTCCAGTGCCGTTAGTCTAGTCTCAATGCTAGTCAGTCTTTGTTCTGTTGCTGCACTAACAAATGACAACAACTCAGGGTAACGGATACCCTTTCTGTTACGCTCTGTTGCGCCCTCTGGTGCTTCATCTGCTGTGTCGTAGGTGTCAGTGCGTGTGTATGCGTCAGCAGCCTCTATACCTTTTTTTTCATCAGCCTCGACAGCCGCAACCTCTGTCTGTGTTTCCCACCAAGTAGTGCTAATGAAAAAAGCATACTTACTTGCGTCTAACCCAGCGTCTGACATTGCAGTTTCTACTTGTTGAGCAACAACACCAGTATGTGTTCGAGCATCGTCACCTTTAGCTGCTACCTTGTCTTTCCATTTGTATGTCTTGAATAGCTTGCTGATAGCTGTAGCCGCAGTAATTTCTGCACTTGTTAGTGATGCAATGTTTTGCTTTTCAGTTTCGTCAGATGTTTGGATTGTGCCGTTGGTAGCGTAAATGTCATCAAAACGGTATGACGTATGACCTAAATCAATAGCGTTATCTCTAAGAGTCGTTTGATTTGTGGGAATAATAGCATTAGAACCACCTGCAAACATAAATCCAGTGGTACTATTGCCAATGTAAAGGTCACCACCATTCCCTGTTCCTATATAACCTGCATCACCACCCTGATATTGAAATAGGGCAATAGTACCATCATTTGTCATTCTTCGTGCTACTAGCGCAGTTCCACCAGATATAGTATGAGCAGCAAAAGAAGTTGGTCGCATTTCATGACCTGCTATTCCACCATCACTAACTGTTTTTCCTACTAACAAAACACCGTTGGTGTCGATGATAAGTCTATTGACAGCCGCATCAGTATCTCTAATAGAAAACCCACTATTAGCAACTCCTGGCGTTCCTGATATTAATTGAAAATTGTCAGCTCCTGAGTTTGAGTGCTGAAGACTTATAGAAGGAAGGCCATTTGATGCTGTATTAATAGTCAGAGCACCACTCATAGTTGTTACACCAGTAACACCAAGTGTACCTTGTCCAGTAATATTGCCAGGCACTACAAGATTGTGTCCAGACCCCAGACTTACGTTTCCAGAACCAGCAACATTTTCAATTACATCTACTTTAATCTTGGATGACATTTAACTATTTCCCTATAATTTTATTTATATCACAATGCACTTGCATCATCTCTTGCTTTACGGTTCTTATAATCACTATGAGCAAGAACAAGTTTTACAAAGTCTGCTTGGTTCGATGGAATTGGATCAGTGAAAGATTCATCATTCATCAACTTTGTTGTCCACTCTTGTTGCATACGTTTCCAAGAGTTGTTTATTTTACCATCTACTGCACCTTGTATCCATGCATCTAGACCAGCATTGTCTGTATCATTATGCAAGTCGTTAGATAATATTTGTTGTTGTACATCCGTTAATGTAATTGTTTTTGTATGATTTGCCATTTTTATCTCCTTTATGATAGGGTTTTTTCACCCATAGCTATGCAAGTAAACACCCACTAAAAGTGCAAGTAGTTGAGTTTAGGTCAGATTGTACAGAACCACCAGCTTGGTAAAGGGCGACATAAGCAGTATCGTTTGCATCCATATCACAAATACATATTATATCCAAACATTTATAATCTGGATCACTACTTAAACCACGATAATCTTCTGTAGCATAGTGAATTCTGTTGGATGTATGTATTTTTAACTGATAATAACTAGCGGCAGTATCGACAGCTTCTACCATTACATGAGTTGTAAGTAAGTATCTGCCTGTAACTGGAGCAGTAAAGGTATAGTTTGAAGAATTGAAGTCTGCATTTTGGTCAAATATTTCATTAGAAAATAATACAGTAACATCTGAGTTAATTGCAATATTAAGTTGTGATGAACCTGTTTGTTTAACGAAAAACGCTGATTGACTAGGCATGGTTACATGCCCATTTGCATCTATGTTCAATCTATTGATTGAATTAGTAGCAAGTGCTAAATCATTAACTGTAGTACCTTGTTTTATTTCTGGAGCAGTACCAGTTATTGCTGGAAAAATAATTTTACTCGCTTCTGTAAGTCTAGCGGCATCAAATTTTGTAGCTTGTCCAGTACCACCACCGACAACAAGAGCAAAGTGGTGTGTAGTTGCTGTTGCAACAAAAGTAAAAGAGTGTGTACCAGTACCTAAGTTAAGGGCACTAACATTTTGATTTCCATTTGCAGATGTACCTATGTACAATCTAGATAATGCACCAGCATCTTGTGTGACAACAACAGATGCAATATAACTTTTACCAACGACAAGATTATCGACTTGTTGGTTTGCAAAACCGTTAACACCACTGTTGGGTGTTATTTGAAGTGCTCCAGAACTAATCGCAATAGCTGAACCAGTTGCAGTCCAACCAGTAGTATTAGTAGTAAAATCTCCATTAGTAATAAGATTTGTAGTAGTTCCTACATTTATACCTTTTTCAAATGTAGAAGTACCACTAACTGTAACATTGTCAGATTCAAGAGTATGTCCAGATTCAATCTTGACTTTGTTTGCATCTGAACCAGATGTTACACCAGCGATTGTTGTGACTGTAAGTTTACTCATATCTATACCACCGAAAGTTCGCCAGAGATTGTAACTGTAATTCCATTAGCGATTGTAATCTCGCCTGCACTTACAGCATTCTGATTTGCCGCAATTGTAAAGTCTACAGTTACCGTCTGGTCATTTAGATAAAAAACTGCATCAGAACCACCACCAGTTGCACCACCACCTACAGATGTCCAATTACCACCGTTGTAACCTTCAAATGCAGTGTCGGTTGTGTTAAATCTTAGTACACCTTGTGCTGGTGTACCTTCTCTTTGTGCAGTTGTACCTGTCGGAACGTCAATTCCTTCAAGTGCTACACCAACATTATTAGCTCTTGTTAGTGGCATTATTCTTTTCCTTTTAACATCTTTTGTAGTTCAGCTGTTGAACCAACAAACAATGCATTCGTTACATTCTTTGGTGCAGAACTAGGAACTTCTTTTAGTTTCTTCATCTTCTCTTGTAAATCACCAAGTTTCTCTGTTACGTCTGCAACCTGTTTTATTAAATTCCCAGCAACTTCATAGCTTCTAGGGTGTTCTGATTCTCTTGCGAGGTCTAGAATACCATCAATTGCATCTTGTCCTCTTTCAATCAGATTGTAAAAATTCTCTCGTTGATATTTATAATCATTGTCTATATCCTGTTCATTGTTTTCTGTTTTAGGAACAATAACAGGTTTTGGTGGCGTTACATTTTTAGTAGTTGTTTCCACAACATCTGTAATACCAAGAACATTATCTAGAATATCAGTTTGATTTGACATTTCATACAATTACGGTTTTGTAGGCCAAGTAACATTACCAAGAGTAGTTCCATCCCAAGTCGGTGATGCACCGTCTGGAAGGTCTCTTAGATTTTTACGATATGTTTTCCAAGCAGTTGACATAGTAACATCACTATTACCCATCCAATCTGTTTCAGCAAGTTTTGCATCTCGCTGTCTACGAAGTTCCACCATAGGTGCTGCATCGTCCATTGCCTTCTTTTTGTCTGATACTTGTTTCCAAGTTACACCCCAATCTGAAGGGTTAGAAGATTCGATTGCAGAACCATCTGAGTCTGCACCAGTAACTTTTCTGAACATTTCTTTGAAGTGATCTTCCGTAGTAGGCTCGCCACGCAAAACCCACTCATTAATGCCCAAAGCGCCAAGTGCTTCTGAAGCTGTTGTTGCCATTTTATTTTCTCCTAATTAATTCTTTTCTATATTTATAATTCTTTTATCCGATTAGATAACCCAAAAACTGAGAGTAAGATGGACTATTGTTAGAATAAATACCAGTAGCTACGTTATTGGACTGATAAAGATAAGCTGCACATTTTTCACCAGCATTAAAATAGTGAGTTGTTGATACTTGCAATGTTCCAAGAGCGCCATCATCTTGATGTAATGCCATAGTTTCACCACCACTAGCAGGATTATTACCCACAGTGTACAATTCTAATACCTTTACTCCAGAATCATTATGACAATAACCGTTTGCATAAAAGAAATAGTATCCAGCAACAGGAGCGGTGAAGGTGCTTGTAGAAGTATCAAAACAACCACCTACATCATATTTTTCTGCGTTAAAAGGTATTCTGCTTGTTTGACCGTGTACTAAATCTACCCAACCAGAGCTTCCAATATATGCTTTAAACGATGGTCTTGCTGGCGTAGTTACCCTACCAGTGCTATCAATTGCCATAGCAGCAGTTCCACCAGTATGTTGTATATTTTGTACTTTTAATGTTGATGCCATATCCTATTCCTTAATGTGCGATTGCAGTGTTTAGATTATTTACATATAAAGTACTCATACTGCAACCTCCGTAACACTCATACTAACATGACGAAAGTAACTATTTGCGCCACCAGTGGTTGACAAAACTGATTGAAATGAAAGAACATCTCCTACTGCGCCAGTTGTTGTATCTTGAAATTCTGGGTCAGACCGTTCCCAACTTGTACCATCTTTACAATATGCTAATACGTCAGAACCAGAACCAATTCTGTAACCACATCTTACTTCTCCAGCAGTTGATGCCCTTGCAGAAGTAAATCCAAGTCTTACTATGAAGAAAGAGTTTGCATCTTTTCTAGTAACACTACAAGTTGCTGTTCCTCTTGCAGTTGAGGCGTTTAGAGTTATACTTGATTGACTAGAAACATTTGTCATTGTTTGACCAGAAGCAGGCGTATTATATACAACTTGTATAACTGTTCCAGGCGCCTTTACTGAACCACTATCAGTTCCAACTAAAGTTTTACCAGTAGGAATTGTAATGGTAGTTCCACTTGCAGTGTTTAGATTATTTACAAATAAAGTACTCATACTGAAATCTCCATTAGTGTTAATGTAGAAACTGTGTTTGCATTATCGTTTTGCACAGCACAAGAACCACCGTCATTTG